ACAGTAGGCAGGCACTAGCGCGCAAGGCATGATGCCCTTGAAGGAACGCGACTAGATAGCTAGCGGCAAGTTAAGGCAAGCCCCTAGCAGATTGTCCAAACCTAATGCGGGTTTGCTGAGGATGGGCCAACGCAAGCCCGAAACAATCAAACAAGGAGTCACCCCAATGTTCACCCTGCAATTCGCAGCGCTTGTCGCATCTTTCCTGTCTATGGTTTTCACGTTGGTTCTGGCCTTTGCCCTTGTCGCTACTGGCGCTTTGGCTATCGCCCTTGCAACTATCCTTGTCGGGTTTAGCTTTGTGGCTTTTCTGGCCTATGTCGCCGAAACTAGCGTCTAATCAATAGAAACTAGGAGTCGAACAAATGAGCCTTTCGAAAGCCGATAAAGCAGAATATCAAACGCGCCTTTCCGGATTGGACCATTGGCGCAAGCTATCGCACGAACAGTGCTTGGCCTATGGCCTGACAAGCAAGCGCAAGTTTTTGGCTGAGGAACGCGCCAAGGAAAAGCAAACCGAAACTCAGGAGTCGTGAAATGCTAATCACATATAAGCGGATTGCCCCGTTTATTATTGGTGGGGCTGGGTATGGCAACCAATACCGCTTTGAGGTCACGCAAGGCGATTTAGTGACTCTTTCTACTTGTGAGCGGGACGTGGCTTACACGTTTATCTTAGCGGGTTTGCCTGTCCCTACTGAATTGCAGGGGCCTTATGATGTGTTCGGAAACAAGGGGTCGTGAAATGCTAGACTTTATCGCCTATCTTTTGCCCCATGTTATCGCTGTTATCGGCATGGGCGTTATCATTGCCGCTATTGTGGCATTCACTTACATCACGGAGTCGAAAGAATGACAACTTATGCTGAAATTCGTATCCGCGCCAAAGATAGCGCAAAATACCTAGTTGACGACTCTTGTGACTTTGAAAGCGCCATTGCAGCAAATACCCACGATGCATGGGAGTCTTATCTGGAAGGCCTAGACGCTTTTGACGTTTACGATTGCGCCCATTCTGAAGCGGATTCGTGGGATGTAGTTATTTACACAGGAAAAGCCTTAGATTTGATTGCTAACACTTGGCAATCCGAATTGGATGAAGCCGAAGAGTCCATGAAAGAGACGGGCTTTCAGTTTTCAGATTTTGGCCAAACTTGCTGCGTTCTGGCCTATTGGATTGTATACCACGCAGTAACCGAAGCGCTGGAAAACTACATTGCAGACATGCAAGAATTTGCCAGTGATATGCAACGCAACGCAGAGGAGTCTTAATCATGCTTTCGGTGTGGAAATACTTAGACGCCACCGGGATTGAGAGAAAAGGGGTTTTTCTTGGCTATTATGAGTATTCTGGAACCGACGTAGGATACAAATTCCATAGAATTAATGAGGAAACAGGATTGCCTGTTGGGTTTAATAACGGCGGAAAACTTGTGGATATTGTATCTGGCCATAAACTGAAACAAGCGGAAAGGGTTTATTCTTTTCCCACTGAAAAATGTGCAAAGCAAAGCTAAGGAGTCTTAATTATGCCCTATCGTGTAACCTATGCAGTCGACTACCTAGACCCGAACCCCATTGTGAAAGAGTTTGAAGATGAATGGGAGGCGCTGGACTATCTTTCCGATGCAATTTGCCAGCGTGTCGACTATATCGTGCAACATTCGCCTTACTCGATTAGCGAGTCCGAATATGAATCAATCGTTGAAACTGAACAGTCACTAACAAGGATTGAAAGGATTTAACCTATGGAAAACTCAAAACTTCAATATGGCGTTGAGTATTACCCTAATTCAGAAGAGGGTGAACAATGGCAGGAATTAACTAAACTGGAATTCAATAACCTAGTGAAAGCCCACGAATCTAGGGGGTATGCACCGCGCATCATTTACGAGTCTTTCAGTGTCTTTGAGAATGGGCGCTCAGGGGAACGTCTAACGCTAGTGGATGAATGGGGAATTTATTATAGTTGATGCAAATCAAGCCAAGAAAGCCGAAACAATGCACAACGCAATCGAAATGAAAGACTCCGCCATGCTGAACGCTAATAAAACCTATCGCCTTGCCAAGGATGGGGCTTACGAATTGCGCCCCTTTGGCCCCATGCTTTCGCTGGATCAGGCAACCCATTATCAAAGCGAAATGGAACGGGCAGGCTTTAGTGTTCTTGTGGTGAACATGCGCGAAGGATGGACTCGCTAACAGGATAGATCAATCTAACAGGATAGACCCGTCAGGCTTAGGCTTGGCGGGTTTTCTTTTGTCCAGATAGGGGTATCTAAACACCACAGACACAGGCGCGATAGAACGGGCCTTGCAAGCGTTGTCTGCATTCGGGCTACCCTAGTAGCCAAGCCCTATAGCATGGCCGTCTAGCAGGCTTATTCTTGGCTCTACGCTATGCTTATTTGTGGCAAGCCCCGATAGCGGGAAAATCTAACAGGATCAACTCTTTACCTATCAGTTGATAGGTTAGATTCGTGTCGATTGATTGCTTTTGATTGTGGGTGGGATTGTCTGGGATGGTTGGCGATTCGCCTCCCTCCCTCTCAAATTTTCCCATTGTCAAGCAAATTATTTGTGTTTTTCCCCTGTTTTTGTTCAATTTGGATCAATTTCCCCCTTTACTATCCTAAAGTATGGGTCCCTTGGAAAAATGGGGGGTGATTCGGTGGGGGTGCGTTACCCGGCATATTTCCTAAACAAAAAATTTGAACCTGCCATATTAGCTTGATAAGAACAATTCTTTCTGATAGAATTCCAAAAGATTTCTCTTGAAGGACAATCCCAATTTGAAAAAAAAAAGAAGTTTCGAGTAGCTTACTCAGAAAGTGTGACTTTTTTGCCACAACAAACAACAAAGGAGAACTTTTGCACAAACCTTTAAGCTAACCCTTGACAGAGTAGTTGCTACAACCTATGTATACTTAAGGTTCCTCCCCACCCTGAATATATACTCTATGAATACTGCCTCTAGGTATCATTGATTATATATAGTAAATAGAGTCTATAGGAATAACCCCTCTAGGAGTAAGCCTCTAGATTCCATTTATCATATGTAGTTAATAGAAACTACAAGTATGACATGCTCAGATTCTAGGAGACCATATGAAAGACTTGTATCAAGGATTCACCCTTGAAGAACTGAAAGCCCTGTTGGATTATGATCCTGATAGTGGTAGGTTTGTGGTTAAGAAGACAGGTCTTGTTGTGACAGATAACAAACTCAAGGTCAGGAACCCTGATAAGAAGTCTGTTACCCTTATGTTGTCACGAGTAGCTGTGTGGCTGGTAGAAGAAGTTCCCGTTGAGGATGACTTCGTAGTGAAGTTTAAAGACAGTGACCCCGATAACCTTGCTTATGATAACTTGGTTGTTGTGGCTAAGTGTGATAGTAATAAGCCCCTGACTGACCAGTCCAATATGGAGACTGCCACGAAAGGGGTTTTCTTTTTGCCCAAGTATAACTATTTTGTTGTGAGACGTGGACCAACTCAGGCGGTCTACAGAACTTTTGAATACAAGGAAGCAATCGCTATTAGGAAGGAGTGGGAGAAGGATAAAACCATTCATAAGTGGGATAGAAGTGTTCCCCCTTATCTGGTAAATCAACCTACCCCTTGACAAAGTAGTTGCTACAACCTATATTGTGTTGCATACAAGCCACAACCATCAGACTCCCCCACTCATTTGGTATAACTGGTAGTGGATGCCGATGTGGCTTGTCTTAACTAGTGTCATGTTATTGACCTACCTTTCGGTGGTGGTTAACCGACCCTATTTTCTCCCCACATTGCTGTTGTAGCCGAATGGTAAGGCAACTGCCTTGTAAGCAGTAGATTGGGAGTTCAATTCTCTCCAACAGCACCAGTAAAGGCCAGTGGCCTCTCTTATCAGACAGGTTGATTATGGCTGAAAAACTTAAGCACAATCTCACGATTGCCACATATATCCGTAAGGCCATCAGGGCTGGTGTGAGTATGAAGGTCATCTTGGATAATATCCAGAAATATGACCACGCTCCTGCCTCCATGAATGGCCTTTATACCACTTACCGTAATGACATTGCTGAGGCTAGGGCCGACATCCAAGAGGCTGTTGGTTCTGTTGTTGTGGCAAAAGCCCTTGATGGCGACCTGAAGGCGGCTGAACTTTTCCTTCGCAGCAAGGCTGGTTGGAACCCGACACTCAAGGTTGAAGAAGTTGAACCCGAAGAGACTAACGAAGACACAGGTGCTATTGAAGACCTGATGGCCCTTCTTGGTCGTAAGAAAGCTGAGAAAGAGGAATGAGCAAAAACGGTCTTCCCATTCATGCCGACGATCTACGGGCTATGGGCGAAGACCTTGAAACCATCCTCGCTCAACTGCCACCCCAAAAGGCAGAAGAATTGATTTACACTTGGGAGTTCTGGGCTAGGCCAAACCAGTTGGCCCCCGAAGGTGATTGGAACGTCTGGTATGTGAACGCTGGTCGTGGTTTCGGAAAGACCCGTGCTGGCGTTGAATGGGTTCGTTCCAAGGTTAAGATGGGCCATAAGCGTATCGCTGCCATCGCCGCCACAAACTCCGACATTGAACGTGTTATGATTAACGGGGAGTCTGGCTTCCTTGCACGTTGCTGGAAGGGTGACAGGGATAACAAGGGCAAACCCCTTGGACAGCCTGTCTGGTCCCCCACCAAGCGTCTCCTGACATGGGAGAACGGTGCTTATGTCCAGTTCTTCTCTGCTGAAGAACCTGAACGTCTTCGTGGCCCTCAGTTTGAGGCTGCGTGGTGTGACGAACTTGCAGCGTGGAACCGTGATCGTGATACATGGGACATGCTTCAATTCTGTCTGCGCTTGGGTAAACACCCCCAAGTCTGCGTGACTACCACACCTAAGCCCACAAAGCTGGTGCGTGATATTCTCAAGAACCCTAAGACTACTGTTACTTATGGTTCGACATTTGATAACTCTGCCAACCTCGCGTCTACCTATCTTGATGCTGTTAAGTCACAGTATGAGGGGACCAGACTTGGCCGACAGGAACTTTATGCTGAAATCCTTGATGAAGCCTCTGGGGCTTTGTGGAATAGGCAAACACTGTCTCAGTGTGAAGTTGAAGTTGATGACCCTGTAGCCTTTGCAGAAACTCTCGCAAGGGTGGTTGTTTCTGTTGACCCTGCTGTCTCCTCTAACTCTGAGAGTGACATGACAGGGATTATTGTGGCAGGCATAGACATTAATGGCGTCTGCTATATTCTACAGGACGCTACAGATCGCTACACCCCCGAAGGTTGGGCCGCTAAGGCCATCGAACTGTATCACCTCTATGGTGCTGACAGGATCGTGGCTGAACGCAACCAAGGTGGGGAGATGGTCAGATATACATTCAAGACCGTTGACGAAACAATCCCGATCAAATTGGTTCACGCTTCTCGTGGCAAGTTCGCCCGTGCTGAACCTGTCTCAGCCCTCTATGAGCGTAATAGAGTCAAGCACCTCAAGGGACTTGATGCCCTAGAGGATCAGATGGTCCAGTGGTGTCCTCTTGGTAGCATTGGTTCACCTGACCGACTTGACGCTATGGTTTGGGCTGTCACTGAGTTGGCACTCAAGGGGATTGCCAGACCTGAACTTAATTTGGCCTATTCTGATGCGAAAGGTCTTCTCAGCCGGATTTAGGTATTGATATGAAGAAACTCTCGGAAACCGCAGCTAAGATTGAGCTTGGCGTTTACGGTAAAAACACTTACACAGGTGACATTCGTGCCGACGAGTTTCTTCAGGAACTCAAGGGTAAGAGGGCCATCCAGAAATACCGCGAAATGCGTGACAACAATGCCATCGTTGGTTCTGTCATGTATGCGGTTGAACAAACTCTCCGCGATGTCAAGATTGATGTTGTCCCTGCTGACAACAGTGAACCTGCAAAGCGTGAGGCTGAGTTTGTCAAGTCCGTTCTGGACGACATGGAACACTCTCTGGATGACCACATCTCTGAAGCCATCTCCTACCTGACTTATGGTTTTTCGTGGTTTGAGGTTGTGTATAAGCGCCGTGAAGGCGATGCCCGTAGTGGTAAAAAAGCCTCTAAATACACAGACGGTCGTATTGGCGTCAAGAAGATCGCCATTCGCGCACCTTGGACTGTGGAAAGTTTTGAGGTCGATCAAGATAGTGGTGAAGTGCTTGGTATGTGGCAAGAGGCTGCATGGGGCAAGACACCGAAGATGATCCCCGTAGAGAAATCCCTCTATTATCGCACAACGAGTTTGAACAATGACCCATCTGGGCGTTCTGTCCTTCGCAACTCTTACGTTAGCTACTCCTATCTCAACAAGGTTCAGGCTTATGAAGCCGTGGCTATTGAACGAGAACTTCATGGTGTCCCTGTTGGGCGTATGCCTGCTGAATACCTGAGTTCTGATGCGACTGCGGATCAATCCGCTCTGCGTAACCAGTTTGAACGTATCCTTCGTGATCTCAAGAACAACGAACAAGGTTACGCTCTGCTGCCCTCTGACCTCTATGTGGATGCAGACGGCAAGCCCACCAATCAACGCCTCATGGACATCGAACTGATTACCGCTAATGGCTCTCGGTCGATTGACATTGACCCTGTTGTCAAGCGTTACCAGCACGACATCGCCCGCAGCCTCATGGCTGAGTTCCTGATGTTGGGTTCTGGGTCTGGTTCTTATGCTCTGTCGAAGACCAAGACCGACCTTTTCCTCCGTAGCCTTGAGAGTTACATCAACACTGTTGTGGATGTGCTGAACAAGCAACTGGTTGAGCGTCTGTGGCAACTGAATGGTCTGCCTTGGGAAACCATGCCTAAACTCGTTGCTGGCGATGTCGCTCCGCACGATCTGCGTGAACTGGCTTCCTTCCTGCGTAACATCAATAATGCAGGTATTGAGGTTCAAGATCAAGTTGAAGTCGTTACCGATCTGATGAGCATTGCTGAGATTGACTTCGATCCTCAGAAGTATGAGGAAAAAATGCAACAAAAAGCGATTGCTGCTCCACTGACACCTGAAGGGATGCCAAATGGCTGATGCAAAAATTAGCGCACTGACTTCCCTTACAGGTGCTGGTGCTGCCCAAGACGATCTGCTTGCCATCGTAGACACTTCGGTTGCTACGACAAAAAAGATCACCCGTGAAGAGTTTTTCAAGTCGGTTGACTATATTGGGTTTGACACCACAAACGTGGTTGCAGCCCCCACTGAAGGTCAACTGACTTGGGACACTGCTGAGAAGACACTCTCCCTTGGCCTTAATGGTGGGGATGTTGTCCTGCAAATGGGCCAAGAGGTCCACTACCGTGTTCGCAACAACACTGGCGCACAGATTGCCAACGGCACTGTTGTCCGCTTCTCTGGCGCTCTTGGTTCCTCTGGTATCCTGACTGTAGCCCCTGCCATTGCCAACGGGACTTACCCCTCTGCTTACATCATTGGTGTGGCGACAGAAGACATCCCGAATGGTGAAGATGGCCTTGTCACTCACTTCGGCAAGGTTCGCGGTGTGAACACCTCTGCTTACGCTGTGGGTGACGTTCTCTACGCCTCTCCGTCTGTCTCTGGTGGCTTAACTACCACTCGCCCTGAAGCACCTAATAACATTGTCTCCGTGGCTGCTGTGCTGTCCTCTGGCAATAACGGTATCTTGTTTGTCCGACCCCATGCGGAAGACATTTGGCAAGGTGTTCCCGCCAGCGCAACAGCGCCGGGTAATAAAGGTGACAACGCCTTTGACGCTAATTACTTCTATGTGTGTGTTGCTACAAACACTTGGAAGCGTGTTGCCCTTAGCACTTGGTGATTGATATGCCTTACGCTTCTATCTCTGAATTGCCGAAAGCGGTAAGGGACAAACTCCCTCCCCATCAACAATCGGTCTTCCGCAACGTCTTCAACTCCATGATGGAACAAGACGGCATGACCGAAAGCCGTGCCTTCGCTGGTGCTTGGTCGCAAGCTAAAGACGCTGTTGAAAAGGTTGACACAGAAGCCTTGCGGCGTAAAGCCGAAGAGCATAACGCAGAGTATGGCGACAAAGGTAAAGTCACAGTAGACACCCTTCGCCAAGTCTATGATCGCGGTGTTGGTGCCTACAGGACCAATCCACAGAGCGTCCGTCCCAACGTCACTTCCCCTGAACAGTGGGCTATGGCAAGGGTTAACAACTTCCTTCGGGCCATCCGTCAAGGTAAGTTCCGCTCTGGTAAGCACGACACAGACCTTTTGCCAAAAGAACACCCTATGTCCACAAAGAAAGTGGAAAAGGCGGAATATCAGGGCCGTCAGGTTGAACTTGATAAGCCCTTCCGTCTTCCCTCTGGTAGCACAAAGAAGTTTGGTGTCTACGTCAAAGACGGTGATCGGGTAAAGAAAGTCACCTTCGGTGATCCTAACATGGAAATCCGCCGCGACGATCCTCAAGCCCGTGCTAACTTCCGCTCCCGCCACTCTTGTGACACTGCCACAGATAAGACCTCTGCTCGTTACTGGTCTTGCCGCATGTGGGAAGATGACGTGTCTGTCACTGAGATGACAAACAAGATTGAGATGGAAGGCCAGATTGTCAAGCAACTTGATGAAGAGCGTCTTGCCTTTGGCTGGGCTTATGTCTCAACTGTCAAGGGTGAAATTAGCATGGATCATAGCGGCGAGTTTATCCGCCCTGACCAAATCGCTAAAGCAGCAACAAACTTCATGCTTTCTATGCGAACCGCTAAAGCCATGCACACTGGTGGCAAGATCGGTGAAGTTGTCCATTCTATGCCTCTTACAAATGAGATTGCAAAGGCATTGGGTATCCAGTCTGACCGCGAAGGCTGGCTTGTGGCTATCAAGGTTTATGACGACCAAGTATGGCAGGATGTTAAAAGCGGTAAATTAGCGGCTTTCTCCATTGGGGGAAGAGCCTTGAAGGAGATGGTGTGATGCCCACCGAACTCGTAAACTTGGAACTTGAAGAGGTTTCCTTGGTCGATATGGGCGATGACCCACTCGCTAAGGTTGCTCTCTTTAAGCGCAGCCCTGAAGGGGAACACATGGAAAACGAAGATGCCAATGTGGGGTCGGAAGACCTTGAAAAAGGCGTCTCCATTGAGATTGAAGTCAAATCCCCGGAAGAGGAAATGATGGAAGACAAGATGGAAGCCGAAACCGAAATGATGAAGGCCACTTGCGAGAACTGCACAGACCCTAACTGTGTTGGTTGCGAAGGTGAAGCTGACATGATGGAAGCTGACAAAGGTGACTACGGCGACAAGCCTATGCGTAAGTCGTGGAAGGCCGAAGCCCTCGCCTTCGAAGAAGTCAACAAGATGCTTCTGGAAGAAGTCGAAACCTACAAGGCTAAAGTTGCTGAACTTGAAGCTGCTGCGGTTGAGAAAGCCAAGCCTGCCGAAGAGATGATTGAAGTCGAAGGCGAGATGATTGCGAAATCCGCTGTCCCGGCTCCTATCCTGAAAAAACTAGAAGAGATGCAAAAGGCCGTTGAGGTTGAAGCACTCCGTAAACGCGCTGAAGAGGTTCTCCCGAACTTTAAGGGAACGGCTGATGAGCGTGGTAAACTGCTGAAGTCTGTTGGTAACGATGAAACACTCATTGCCATCCTTCGCGCCGCTGATGCTGCTTTTGCTGGCATCTACAAAGA